GGTTGCAAGACCTAGCGCAAAAAAACGGGGCTGGGCTGTTTGTAAAAATTGACGAATGAAACTTGAAACTGTCGGAATCGAGACGCTGTCGCCGGATCCGGCGAACGTGCGGAAGCACGGGCAGCGCAATATGGACGCAATCAAGGCGAGCCTGCGCCGCTTCGGTCAGCAGAAGCCGATTGTGGTCGACGCGAAGGGAATCGTCCTTGCCGGCAACGGAACGCTGGCCGCGGCGCGTGAGCTTGGCTGGCGCGAGATCCAGATCGTGCGGACCGAGTTGACCGGCTCGCAGGCGACGGCCTTCGGCATCGCGGACAACCGCAGCGCGGAACTGGCTGAGTGGGACGAGAAGCTGGCCGACGTTCTTGCGTCGCTGAAAGCCGAGGATTTCCCGATCGAAGAGATCGGCTTCGACCTGGACGAGCTTGAGGCGCTGAAGCCGGAGGTGAAGAGTGATGCCGACGCCGAGCCGCAGATCGATAAGGCCGAGGAGCTTCGCGCCAAGTGGGGCGTCGAGCTCGGGCAGGTCTGGCAGCTTGGTGAGCATCGGATCGCGTGCGGAGATTCGACCAAAATCGAAGACGTAAAGAAATTGATGGCATCGGATGTTGCCGATGCGGTAATCACCGATCCTCCCTATGGAATTGATTATCAGTCGAATTACCGGAAGCAGAAGTTTGATCGCCTTAAGAACGATGATATCGTGATGGACGGATGGATTGAACCGTGCGCGAAGTTTTCAAGTGGATGGTTTATCTTTTTCTGCGCGTGGCAGAGACTCGATGAATGGATCGCAGTCGGAAGAAAGGTGGGAGACCTTACCAATTTATTGATTTGGAAAAAGGCTGCGGCAATGGGTGACCTTGCGGGATCTTTTTCTCCTACGTTTGAAGTGGCGCTTGCATACAATCGAGGAGCAAAACTTGTCGGAGGCGTTCGGCCTTCGGCGGTTTTTGAACACGCTATTGAATCAGCAGCTGGATTTTATCATCCGACGACGAAACCAGTTTCGCTGATCGCGGAGCTTATGATCAATGTTTCCGAGAGTATTGTGCTTGATCCTTTTTCTGGATCCGGCACGACGATCATCGCCTGCGAGCGCACGGGCCGGAAGTGCCGCGCGATTGAGCTCAACCCCGCTTACGTCGCCGTGGCGATCCAACGCTGGGCTGATGCCACCGGCAAGGAGCCGCGCAAGCTGTGACCGACGATTCCGCGTCCCCGGTCGAGGTCTACGCGAAGGCGAATCTCGCGAACATCGTCAAACGGCTGAAGGCCGGCAAGACGCTGACGACCGCGGAGCGGAAAGCGCTCGACGAATACGAGGCGAAGCAATCCGGTGGCGATTGGGTCAAGGACACGGCGACCCTGGCGCGCGAGCTCGGGCTTTCGCGTCAGGCGATCTACGACGCCCGCGCGCGCTACCCAGAAGATGCGCCGGCGAAGCAGATCGACGGCCGTCGCGAGAACCTGACGGCGTGGCGGAAGTTCTGCGCCGAGAAGCTGATCGGCAAGGACACGTCGACCAAGACGCTGGCTGATCTCAAGGCCGAGCTAATGCGCGAGAACATCGCGCTGCTGAAGAAGAAGAACAAGCGTGAGGAGGGCGAGACGGTCGAGCGCGAGGTCGTGCAGGATATGCTCCAGCTGCTCAGTCAGAAGCTCGACTTGCTCCTGCGCTTGAAGCTCGAGGTCGAGCTCGGCCCGCGCGTCGCCGGCAAGTCGGCCGCGGAAGCTAACGTCGAAGGCGGGCTAATTCTGGACGAGATTCGCGAGGTGATCGCGGGCAACCTTGCGCGTTTCGAGACGGAGGCGATTCGGAAGAGCGCGACCGAGGAATGAGCGCCGAGCAACTCCTCGCCGGCTTCCGCCTCCCGCGGCCGGACCGCTCGCCGATCTACGACTGGGCGCGGCGACACGTTCAGCTGCCGGAATCCTACGCGACGCCGGGGCCATTCAATGTGCGGCTGTCGCCGTGGCTGGTGCCGATCTTCGACGCGCTGCAAAACCCGCTCGTGCGGCGCGTCCACTTCCGCAAAGCCGTGCAGATCGGCGGCACGCTGGTCGCCGACGTCTGGCTGCCGTGGATCATCGCGAACGATCCCGGCCCGATCAGCTGGACGATGCAGACCGACGAGATGGTTGAAAAGCACGCGAAGACGCGCCTCTGGCCGCTGCTCGAGCGCTGCCGCCCAGTCGCTGCGCTACTGCCGAAGCCGGGGCCGCATCGGACGACGACGGAGATCTTCTTTGGCGGGTTCTTCGTCACGCTTAACGCGGCCAACCTTTCGACCCAGCAGAGCCAGTCGATCCGATACAAGATCAACGACGAGCTCTGGCTTCCGCGCTGGCAGGAGATTTACGGGCACGCGGTGGCGCGCGTCTCCAAGTTCGAGGAGGTCGGGCGCTCGAAGATTTACAACGCGAGCCAAGCGCCGGTGATGGACGCGGAGACGGGCAACGTCGAGGACACGAGCTTCCGCTCGGGCGATCAAGGCGAGTGGCACGCTGAGTGCCCAGGCTGCCGCAAGGTGCTTCCCGTTGCCTTCGAGGTTCTAAGCAAGGAGCAGCGCGGCGGCGTGATCTGGGACCGAGCGGCGCGCCGCGATGACGAGACGTGGGACGTGGGGCGCGCGGTGGAGACCTGCCGCTTTCGCTGCATCGCCTGCGGCCACGAGTCCGCGGACAACGACGCGACCCGCGCCGGCTGGGCGAAGACCGGGCGCTTCGTGCCGATGAATCCTGCGGCGCCGCGGGAGGTGCGGTCGTTCCGGCTCGAGGCAATCGTGACGCGGCCGATGCGGCTCCTCGTCGAAGAATTCCTCCAGGCCGAAAACCAGCTGGTCCGCACGGGAGACGAGCAGGCGAAGATCGAGTTCCGCACTAAGCGCCAAGCGCTGCCGTGGATCGTGGAGAAGAAGGCGGTTAACGTGCTGCTGAAGGACTCCGGCTACAAGCTATCCGACTACGCGCAGGGCGAGTCGATCCCCGACGAGGCGATACGCTTTATGGCGATCGACCGGCAGCAGGATCACTTCTGGGTCGAGGTCGGCGCGTTCAGCACGGCGCAAGGGCCGCGCTATCGCCAGCTGTGGTTCGGCCGCATCGACACGCGCGACCAACTGCGCGCGCTCCAGGAGCGCTTCAAGGTCTCGTCGGCCTGCGTGGCGCAGGATCGAGGCTACCGGCCGGCGGACGTGGACCGCGACTGCGCGGAGTTCGGCTGGCGCTCGATGCGCGGCTACGGACGGCGGACGTGGACGATGCGCGACGAAGCGACCGGCCAGATGGTCAACTTCCCGTTCAGCGACCCACAGGTCAGCGACTACCGCGGCGGCGACGTTTACTTCTACAATTGGAGCGGCGATTACTTCAAGGACACGCTCGCGACCGCGCTCGAGGGCAAGGGCGACTTGCGCTGGGAGATGCCGAGCGACGTTAACCCGCTTTACCTCGAGCACCTCAAGGGCGAGGCCAAGGTGGAGGTGCGGACTGGCGTCTGGGAGTGGCGCGAGGTACGGAGCAACGCGCCCAACCACGGGCTCGATACCTCGGCGATGCTCCTTTGTATGGCGACCATCGCGGGCATCATCCGCTTCGTGCCGTCAAAGTCGTAGCATTACGGGGCGTCAAAAAACCTTTTGACGGCGGCCGCTCTTTTATGGCGGCAGACAATCCCTTCCTCGACATTGACGTTGCGACGCTGACAACGCTCAAGTCCAAGGTTCTCGATGCGATCCAGGCCTGCCTGCTCAACACGAGCTACAGCCTCAACGGGAAGTCCGTCACGCGCGCGGATTTGAACACGCTCAACAAGATGCTGGGCGACATCGTTTCGGCAATCGAGTACCAGAACGGCGACACGACCGACACGACGTTTGTGAGCTTCACCGGGAATTGATTATGCAGACCTTCGACGCGACCGCAATCATCCGCAACCGGCCGTGGTTCGAGCGGGCGCTCGAGACCATCGCGCCGCAGGCCGCGCTGCGCCGGCTCCAGGCTCGCGTCGAGACCGCGCTGTTTTCCTACAACGCCGCGCAGACCAATCGGCTTTACGCGCCGATGCAGTACGGCCAACCGAGCGAGTCCTCGCAGACGGTGCGCGAGCGGGTCGTGATGATGTGGGAAGCGCGGAACTTGGTCGAGAATTGTCCCGAGGTTAAGGAGGTCTCGCGCAAGTTCGGCAATTACCTGACGCCGACCGAATACTCGGCAACGACTGGAGACCGCGACTACAACGCGACCGTCAACGAGTGGTTTCACTCGTGGTGTAAGCAGGCGGATGCCACGGGCCGCAATAGCTTCCGCAAGCTCGTGCAGCTGGCCGCGGAGAATCGGCCGGTCGACGGCGACTGCGGCTTCGTCATCCGCCGCGTGGGCGATGAGCTCAAGCTCCAGCTGGTGCCGGCGACCCGCATCGGCAATCCAAACGAGATGGGCCTCGACTCGGAGAACTACTTCGAGGGCGTCATAACGAACGAGTTTGGCGTGCCGGTCGCGTACCGCATTTACCGCGTGACGCGCGAGGGCGTTTACTTCGGCGCGGAGGACGTGCCGGCTGGGAACTTCTGCCACTACTTTGACCCGTTCCGCGTCGACCAGTACCGCGGAGTGACCGACTTTCACGCGGCGATCCAGACGGCGCGGATGCTGCACGAGATCCTCCAAGCCGAGAAGGCCGGCGTGCGCT